TAGGAAGTCAGGAATACAAGATTACTTAGAAAAGAATATGATAAAAGATGCAAGAACACCTGTGTACTCTGGTGTAAGCTCTGATCTTGCATACAAAGAGGCTATCTTACCACCTGTTGATCAAAACTATTTAGAGATACTAGCCGACAGGTACTCACACTTACGTACAGTAATAACTAGGATAGCCAGTCAAGCAGTAGCTAAGGAGTGGGAGTTTGTAGAGTTAGGCTCAGGTAATCCTGAAGAAAAGGCTGCAATAAGTAGAATATTACATGATCCTACGAATGGTCATGCAGACATAACAGGTATGGAGTTTTTTAAGGCAGTCATAAGACAGCTTGAGATATTTGATGACTGTTGGGTAAGTGTCGTGTATGACAGGATGTTAAACAATGATGGAGAGACTACAGGCAAAGTAGTCAAGGAGTTATGGGTAGAAGATGCAAAGCACATGCGATTCTACGTTGATGGTTTTGGTAAGTTCATAGAGGACAAGATGTTTGATCCGTTGACTAGGCAGTTTATGTCTGGTACACACAACAAGGACACAGGCACAAAGTTAGTACCTATGGCTTACTTTTATGACATAGATGGTGAGCAGATACCATTTGCAAGGGACGAGATTATACACTTTAACAAGTATAGTTCTACTGCAAGATTATATGGACAGTCACCGATTATAGGTCTTTCTAAGAAAATCGAAACAGCGCTTGCCATTGAATCTTTACAAAACAAAGTGTATCGATTAGAAAGACCCCCCAAAGGTTTCTTAGATATCCCAGGTCACAATGAGGATTCACTTAACAGGTTAGGAGAATACATAGCAGAAGAGACAAGACGTAATCCTAACTTTATACCGATCATTAGCAGTCAAGAAGGATCTAACACTGCTAAGTTTGTAAGCATTATGCCTAACTTTGATGAGTTAATGATGTTGCCTTACATGGACAGGATTAACAATGACATAAACGCATCGTATGGTGTTATGCCGTTAGTGGTGGGTGACATGTCAGGAGTAGGTGGACTTAACTCAGAAGGTGAGCAGATAACTATTTTTGATCGTACGATACGAGAAACACAACGCTGTGTAGAGCTAGGTTTGATTAAGCCGTTGTTAAAGCTTATGGGCGTTACTACTTGGACAGTTAGGTTTAACGATATTAACGAAAGAAACGAGACTCAATACTTAAACAACATGAATCTAAAAGCACAAATCATTACTCAATTCCAGAATGCAGGTATTGATGTGGACTTAGGGGAGGATGGAGAATTAGTACTACCGAGGTCGGCAGAGAAGGTAAGGCAGGACTTTCTAAAGCGTTCAGAGGAGTCGCTGGAGGAAGCGGAGCCAAGCGAGCATCTCTCTACATTGACCGAGCTTTACGAGACCTCCGAGCTGTCTTAACCAGAGAGTTTCAAAGTCTTAAGGGAATAGATAACGTAGTTGAGCTTAGAGAGGTAGTGTCAGAGATAACTCTGATGATTTCTAAACAGCTACGAGAAGCTATAGAAGATGACGTTACAGATGCTTATCTAAACGGTGCAAGATCTGCTTATGCAGACTCACCAGGTCTTGGTAAACAGTCGTACACTCGTGACGAGTTTGACTTTGAAGACATAAGGATTTTACAAACAAGTGGGCCACTTGGTTTGGCTTTAGGTAACTTTGAGCAAGAATTGAATACAGAGATGAACAAAGTAATTTTTGAGGCTGCAGCACTTAACGTACCAATAACATCAATGGTAGATCAGGTAAGAGGAGTAGCTAACACACAAGCTTGGAAGCTAGGTAGAATAGCACGTACAGAGATGTTAAATGTGTTTAACGAAGGTAGATTTAGAGGGTATGCAAAAGCAGAAGATTTACTAGAAAAACGCTTTAAGTATAGTTTACAGATTATAAACGACAATAGGACATGTGGGGCACATCAAGAGTTAAGTGGCAGGATTCCAGCAGGCGGTATGTTTTTAGATGATCTTATAGAATTGCAACAGACAATAGGTGCTAAGTACAACTTTAGGCTTACAGGGAAAGCCTTATTACATCCAAACCAAAGGACAGTGTTGGTGATGGTGCGATGACATGTTATTGTGGATGGGAAGGAGAAGATCATGACGGTTGTACATGTTTACCAAAAGAGGATAAATGAGCGGTAGTTGTAAAAAATGTTTGAGAGGGCCATTGTCAGTACACGTATTGTCAAGTGGTTTATGTCAAGAGTGTCAGTCAGAAATAGAATGGAAACGTGGACCACACATTGTAAGACAGCAGAAAATGCAGAAAGCTAAATACGATCATTTTAAGAAAGGTGAAGCTTACATTAAGAAAAAATGGAAAGAAAAGTACGGTGACGACAGCGTAGAAGCTGTGTTAGAATACAAATAATGGTTAAGATTACAATAGACTTTGATCCTAATTTACAACAAGCTATTGATGATTTTAATTTGATGTCTGATTCTATAATGGACATTACTGGTGATGCTATAGAAAAAACAGCATTAGAAATGCGTGATGAGATTACGTTAGAAATGAATCAACCATATCCACAAGGTATTGGAAGTAACAGAGCACTTAAAAATTCTATAGAAGTTAGCGGAGAAAAAAATACAGATAGCGGTTCTGCTATGTTTTATGTTGGGACTTCTCTACCTTATGCAGACACAGTTGAGTATGGAATGGGTCCGCATGGATCTGGAACAGGCGATGGTTCTTTTATTGACAGTATAATAGAATGGACAGAACGTGTATTAGGTAAAGGTAAGAAAGATGCGTACGCAATAGCAGATCATATACGTGACAATGGTATACAGCCTAGACCTTATTTTAGAAAAGCTGTAGTAAAAAAAGCACCTGAATTTAAGATAATTTGGTCAGCTATGTTAGCAGAAAGGCTAGAAGCTGAGTTTGAAAACTTAACATAGAGACACACACCTTTGTTTCCACTGGAACTATTACAAGGTATCTCGTTCTTTTTTTTTTATTTTTTAGAGAGGTACGGCGGCTTATTAGCTATATAATAAATATTGTTAGATATATAATAAAAGTTCCAGTGGAAATGAAGGTGTCTGTCCCTTTCCGAAACTGTAAAAAACTTTAATAATAATAATCTTAGAATAGGGTTGTGGCAGTACGCACTATCTTTAAAGAAAATGAGAACGATACAGGTTGGATAGTCTACAGGCCCGAATGGTATAATGACAGGATTATGGAAACATATATCTCTGCACCAATAATAGATAAACAGAATGATAAGATCCCTACAGAGACAATAAAAGAGTCTATGGATTTTTATATGAAGTATGGTGTGTATTCATACAGACATGAAGAACAACCAATAGGATTACCGTTAGCTTATAAAATAAAAAATGGTAAAGTAAAAGTCAGAGTAGGAATACATGATAAATTATCCATGCACAACAAAGTATGGAAAGAGATTCAAGAATTTGGCTCTACAGGAGCCAGTAGCATTAGGGGTGAAGCAATGGATCAGGAGAAAGTTTGTGATGAAGATAGCTGCCACAATCAAATCAATGAACTAGATCTCTGGTCTGTTTCTTGGGTAGGAGACAATCCTGCTAACCCCGAAGCTACTGTTAGACAAGTAGCAATGGCTAAATCTAAATCTACGGTACAAGTGACACTTGACGAAGTAGAGAGTATGGTTGAGAAAATCATAGAGCGCAAGAATGGTAAGTATTGTCTTTTTGCTAAAAAGGACAGAAGGTTACTAGGTTGCCATGATACTAGAGAAGGAGCTGTAAGGCAGGAAAGGGCTATACAAGCTAGAAGATTTAGTAAATCTAACGAAATACTTGATGACATACTTAAAAGTATAAACACTATAGAAAAGGCTCCATGCTGGTCAGGCTTTGAAATGGTTGGTTTCAAGTATGAAGGAGGTAAAAAAGTACCTAACTGTGTACCAGTAGGTAAAAGCAGACATCCACAAACTCCTGCAAAGCCAAGTGAGAGAAGGCGAGGTAGTACAAGAAACCCTAGAGGATCTGCTGGTGCAACTCGTGGAGGTATCAAGTTAAGTGCTGCAAATATTAAGACATTAGAAAATTACAGAGATGAACACAATAAAAAAGTCGGTAATGCTAAAGGGAAAAAGGCTAATCTCGGTGCACTAAAAGCAGTGTTCCGTAGAGGTGCGGGTGCGTTCTCAACGAGCCATCGTCCTAGCGTACGTAGCCGAGACCAGTGGGCATTAGGTCGAGTAAAGGCATTCTTAAGACTACTCAGTTCAGGTAGGCCGTCAAATCCTAAGTACACCACAGACTATGATCTGTTGCCCGCTAGTCATCCCAAATCTACTAAAAAAGCAGAAGACAAAACTAT